GGCTCGCGGCTGTCGTCCTCTTCGTCCCAGTTGCGGTAGATCGCGAGCACTTTGCTCGATGGCTTGTCGATCGTGATGATGTACGGCGCGTTGCCGTTACCCTCGACGTCGGCGATGACGTGGCACTCAAACACGGTGCGCAGTCCATCTTCGTTGTAGCTGGTGTCGCTGCGGCCCTCGATCTTGTCGTTGGCCACGTCGGCTGCCGAGCGCTCAGGCTCTTGACCGGCTGGCGTCAGGTCGACGTCGCGGTACATGCCGCTCTCGACGCGCTGCTCGTAGTCGAGCTGCGTCAGGTACTGGACGTGCGTCTTGCGCTGCGCGGTGTAGAAGTTGGTCGCCGCAAATGGCAGGTACATGTCGTCGATCATGACGGCAAGGAAGCCGGGGCGGTTGCGCGCCTCGTCCCACGACATCTTGAGGTACTGCGCGCCGCCGAGTGGCACCTGCGTCAGTAGCTGCTCAAGCTCGGAGCGGAACTCTTGGCTCTGCACGGTGAGCTGCCAGTTCATCAGCGACGTCTTGCGCTTCGCCTTCTGGATCTTCTTGATCGTGACTTCGCCCTCGATCAGATCTTTCGCTGGGCCCTGCGGCGGCAGCAGCTCCTTGATGGCACGCGACGCGAAGTCGATGCACGCCTCGGTCATCATCGGGTGGACGACCTTCGATGCGCCGTTGAACTGCGCGCCGCCGGGCGCGTCGTCACCGAGACCGGTGCGGCGGATGCCCTCCTCGTACTGCTCGTCGCGCTTCTTGCGCGCCTCCTTGTCACGGCTGATCAGTTCGAGGAACTTCGACGCCAGTGACTTTAGGTCCGGTTCGGGCATAGTCTCGGCGAGGTTGTCGTAGAAGCTGCTCTCGCCTGCGGCTGGTCCGTTCTCGTCGAGCGTGACGATCGCGCCACCGTCCTCGGTGTCCTCAACGTCGGTCACGTCCTCGCCGTCGAACTCAACGACTTCGCCCTCGATGATGTCTTCGTCTTCGATCATTGCCTAATCCTTATTGCCCATACGGGTTCTGTATCACCTTCGGCGGTGGTTTGTCCATTTCTTGCTTCTTGTCGACCAGAGAGCCGAGCATGCCCTTGTCCATCATGAGCCGCATCGCCTGCGTCGTGCTGTCCACGAAGTCGTCGTGCTTGATGCTGCCCTTGCCGCTGAACGAGCAGAGCTGCGCCACCAGCGGGTCGGCCCAGACGCGCGGCTTGCCGGGGAACTTGTCGCTCTCAGGCAGGAACACCCTGCGCCGTGCGAACACGGGGCTGACCACATGCAGGCGCGCCAGCTTGTCTGCCCGTCCGGGGTTGTAGGCGTGCGCCAGTATCCCCTCGCGTTCGAGCATCTGTCTCAAGCTGATGCCGCTCCCCTTGTCCTCGATCAGCAGGATGTCTGGCTTGCGCCCCGACGTCAGCGGCTTCGCGCTACCGTACATGGGCTTGATCAACGCGACGTCCTGATCGTCGCCATACGCCGTGTTCATTTCCTTCTTCACGCGCTTGATCAGGTCGGGCATGCCGAGCTGCTCCTGCCAGCAGTCGAGCAGCAGGGCGTAGCCCTTGCCGTCGTGCTGGAACACGCCCCAGACGCTGCACGCCGTGTAGTCGGCGTCGCCGCTCTTCTTGTCGCGGGTCGCCTCGGTGTACGCGGTGTCGAGTGACATGATGATCCAGTCGAACGCGGGCAGCGGCTTCTTCGCGGGCCAGAGCTTGAGCCAGCTCTTCTTGATGATAGCGTTCTCGCTTGGGTCCAGCAGCTCCCCGTGGATCTCCTGACGCCCGATGGTTGTACCCTCGTATGCCTCCAAGCTCTCGAAGAACCGATCGGGCAGGTTGTCGCGGTTGTCGAACGTCGAGCCGGTGATGATGGTGCGGCCCTGCTTCGGGATGATCAGCTTGCGCACCAGCTCGACGGGGCGCGGCGTCGTCGTCCACAGCACCTGCGGCTTCGCGCCGAGGCGCAGGCCCATCATGGCCATGTCCCACGTCTCTTCGGCGTTCTGCCACGCGGCCAGCTCGTCGCACCAAATGAACTGGTGCTGCGGCCCGCGCAGACGTGCGGGCTTCTCGCTCGTGAAGCCACGGATTTTCGTGCCGTTCTTCATCTCAAGGAGAAGATCCGTGCTGTTGTACTTCTTGATTAACCCTTGGGGTATGACGTTGAGCAGGCCGCTCTCGCCCTGAAAGCAGACCTTGTCGACGTCGGCATAGGTTGGCGCGATCACGGCGCAGTAGGTGTTGCGGTGTAGGGCGGCTTTGGCCCCCAGCCATTCAGCCCCGATGCGGGTCTTGCCGTAACCGCGACCCGCCATGTAGCCGTACTCGCTGAAGTCGGCGGCGGGGATCTGTTCGGGTCGCGCCATCTTCGCCCAGCGCACCTGCCAGTCGACAAGGAGGCGCGTCTTCGGCGGCATGGCTTCCGCGTCGGCGGTCTTGAGGTGGACTGCCTCAGCCATGGTTGCGGTACAGCGTCAGCGTTTCGCGCAGCTCGGCATTGGCTGCGCGGATCTTGTCGTATCGCTCGTTGGCCAGATGCAGCGCGTGGTTGAGCGCGTACTGCTCGGTCGCGTGGTGCTCGGCTGCCGCCTCAAGTTCGCGGATGCGACGCCACGGGTTAACGAACAGGCGCGGGATCATTTACTGTTACGCTTCGCGGCCAGTATGGTCTCGGTGAAGAAGGCCGCCAAGGCGTCTGCTTCAGGCGCGTCTTCATCGTCGATGGTCTTGTCTTTCGTGTTGCCGTCGCCGTATTTGTTCGGGCTCCACTTGGCCAGCAGCTTGAGGCGGAACTCTGCGCGGTTCTTTGCCCACGCGACGGCGGCGCTGTCGATGCGCGTCGTGGACGTCTTGCCGTCACCGTCGGTCTGCACGATGCGCTCCGGCTCGGCGTCGATGATGTCGAGTGCGTCGTCGGCGATGACGTCCGCGCCAACCTCTCTAGCTTCCGCGTATGCGATGCGAAGACCTTCGTCCTCGCGGACCCACTGGCTCCACGCAGTCGGATGAAACTTCAAGTCGCGTGAAATCGACGACAACGTCTCGCCGAGGGCGATGCGTGACAGCACCTCCTCAGTCAACTTACCTGTCTTCTTTGCCGGGTACGGCATATGTCTGCATGCTCCGTTCGGTTACACAGTGCTACCAGTTATCACCCACAGATAACCGCATTCTCACCCACATGCAAGGGGTAGCTCGACTGAGCTATTCCAAATCACCCAGCCGAGCCTCCGCCATCAACACCAAACAGGCTCTCGCTGTCAAAGCAAATCGGAGCCATCCGCTGGGCCCTTCAACATATCCTCTACGGCTCTAGCCAATACACTGCGGTTAAGCAGCAACGGCAGATCCGCGTGGCGGCTGAACCGCTGACCGTTCCAACCCAGCCAATAGTTCGCCTTGCCCTGCGCCCTGCCATCCGCCACGACTTTGACCGACGACCACTCGGTCAGCGGATCAGGCCGGATGTAAACAAACCACGTACCATCATCCTCTACCGACCCAAGGAAATCCCAGTCATCGGTTTTCGGTTTGTTTCCGAGGTATCTCTTCATTTTTCTAAACCCCTAGTGAGTAACATCTGTTCGACTATCACAACACATCACGCAGCGCAACGCATCATGCAGCGGGAAAGAGTTCCGAGGGTGATCAACGCATCACGGAAAAAGTGCAGCGCATCACAGCATCTGCTCGGTGCAGCATTTGCAGCAGGTGGGGGCCTTCTTTTAGAAGGCTCCCCCTAATGCTGCATAAATGCTGCATTTCTCCGAGCTGCACCATTTGCAACATGAGGCTTAATGCTGCAAATGGTGCATGTTGCAGGGGTATGAAAATATTTTTATTAGGGGGCTTGCAATGCCTGATTGCATCTGCCATATACTATCTATCAGTAACGCAAACGGAGTAACGAAAATGACCACACGCATCGCACCCGGTCTCTACACCCTCTGGTTCAACGGCGTTGAATACGACGTCGAGATTGATCAGCACGGCCTGTGGAACACTTACTATTTCGACAATAACGCACGCCTGTACATGCAGACATACCGTACCAAGCGCGCCGCCATCGCTGGCATCACCGCATAACTATCAGCAACACAGGAGCACATCATGTTAATCGACCTACAACACCGCAACACAGACAGCCACGAGTGGGAGCTAGTCGCCACCTTCCGCTACTCGCACATGGCCGTCGAAGCGGCCCGCGCCTTCAGCAAGTGGGACCAACGCACATACCGCGTCCTCGACAAACGCTTTCCCGACGAGGGCATCGAGATCACGCTCATCTCCAACGGGGAGGTGCAAGCATGATCCGTCCAACCCTTAACATCAACGGCACCGACGCCTTTGACCTCATCAACCCACGCCGCAATGCGATGGCTCTTATCGACGAGGTCATCGACGCGCTCAAGCAGGTCACGCCTAATGG